GATGCAAATGTTCGTATACCACTAGTTCATTTAAATGTTCTAGATAAAGTAGAGAATACACACATACAACATGCTGTTCGGAAACATGCGACAGACGATAGACATTTATCAAATGTAAAAGCGAATATGACTTCTTGGTATCTACACGAAGAGAGTGATGTTATAGGTGGACTTGCAGATTTAGTTTTGATTGAGTGTCAGAAGATGTCTGGCAAGTTTGATTTAGTCATGGGAGAATGTTGGGGTAATGTTCAGAGATATTCAGAGAATGTTGAAGAACATACACATTGGCCTTTTCTATGGTCTTGGTGTTACTATAGTTTAGTAAATAGTACATCGCCGCCGCTTATATTCCCAGAGGCAAAGCAATCCTTTGAACCAGAGATAGGTGACTTGATTATCTTTCCTAGTTATATCAAACACTCTGTACCACACAGTTATTCAGAGAACGAAAGAATAGTAGTCGCTGGTAATATCGCATTTAAGTTTAGAAAAACTACTATGCCACCGATTGATGGATTTGGAGAAGCACTTCTCTATGGTGCAAACTTAAATGATGTAGGGTGTTGATTATTTCTTTTTTGGAAAGAATAATATTCCATTTCAAATTATAGTTTCCAATATAAATAATAGTGTAAGGTAAAAACTTACAATTCATAAAAATAAGGAGAACGAAGATGAGTGCAATGAGCACAGCCGTATGGCAACAAACATGCGAGATTTGTGAGAAGGTTCACAAAGTCGTACACAATACAATCGTACAAATGCAGAGAGCAAGACAACTATCTGCAAACAGAGAAATTCAAAATCAACTACCAGCACTAAGAGCAGTTTCAAGAGATCCAGACTTGATGTTTTATATTGATAAGATGAATGACGAAACTAATAAACTATACGACAGTAAGTTGATAAAATAATGTGGCCATACACAGACGAAGAAAACGACTTCATTAGTAAGTAGTTTTTTATAAATACTAGTGACTCTTTGAGTGATGAGATTGAGAGGAGACACAAGTGATAGAAGTAGTAGCAGCTTTAGGAGCTGCAAGTTCTGCCTTCAACGCTATCAAGAAAGGTTTTGAAGTAGGCCGAGATATAGAATCCATGTCCAACGATTTAGGTCGTTGGATGGGTGCTGTGTCAGATATCAAAAAGGCAGAAGAGTTTAATAAAAGACCACCACTGTTTAAAAAACTATTCGCCGCTGGTTCAGTAGAAGAAGAAGCAATGCAAATCTTCATGGCGAAGAAAAAAGCAGAGGATATGAGGTATCAACTAAAACAACTTATATCTTTGACAAGAGGGCCTGCCGCTTGGGATGACCTTTTAAAGACAGAGGGTGAGATAAGAAAAAGACGACAAAGGATGATCTACGATCAACAAGAAAGAAGAAAAGAAATACTTAATGCAATAGGTATAATCTTTCTAGTTGGTTGCATAGGTGGATTGCTTGCAATGTTCTTAGGTATCATGATTGATATGTACGGACACCCAAGAACTTGGTAACATGGAACTTGTATTCGCATTAGTAACATATATGGGTATCAACAAAATAGATACCTCTTATTTTCGTAGTATAGATGATTGCAAATATTATGCAGAGAGGTTGAACAATCAACCATCAGTTCCTAGTAACGAAGAAGGGCCCAAACCAAGATATGTTGCAATCTGTAAACCAGAGAAGGTCAATTTAGATAGGACAAAAGTATATTGAGATGGTATGTCATAATAGGGAACAGTTTGTTAATTTTATTTTTCATACTGTTTTTAACACCATGGCACTTAGTGCTTGCTGGTGGTAAAATATATCAGCCAAACGATACTAAATATGGTCAGAAAAAAGCATATACAAGAAATCAACAAATCAATAGAGGTGAAAAAGAAAAGATACAATATACCACTTGCAGATTGATGAAGAGAATTAAATCAAGAAGCACTGGTAGACAAGCATGTATCTACCAAGGCGGAAACAAAACATATACATTGATGTATGAGAATAACTGCCCATCACAATATAAATGTAAATATAACCCTTGGAGTAAAGAACCCAGCATAGATGATGTTATAAGTAGTTTAAACAGTATAAAGAAATGATATTTAAACACGAGAACTTAATTATAGATTTAACTGGTCGAAAAGGTAAACTATACCAAGACAATAAACTTGTTTTTATGGGTGATGGTTATAGATGTATAACTATGATGGTCAGGAACAGTAAAGATACTATACCAGTTAGAGAAAAGTTTAATGCACAACTTACCACTAGAGAAAAGTGTAAGTTAACTCTTTCCCAAAAAACTAATGCTGACACTTCCTTATAAATAATCTTATAATTAGGAGTTAACCAGCATGTCACAATCTTTCATGGGCCTTGATGGGTTTATCTGGTTTGTCGGAGTTGTAGAGGATAGAAATGATCCTGCCTTACTTGGAAGAGTAAGAGTAAGATGTTTAGGTTTTCACACAGAAGATAAAGAGAAGATACCTACAAGTTCATTACCTTGGTCGCACATAATGTTTCCGATAGACACACCATCTATGAATGGTATGGGTCAGACTCCATCATTCATGGTTGAGGGAACATGGGTTGTAGGTTTCTTTAGAGATGCAACTGAAAAACAACAACCAGTAATTATTGGAACACTGCCTGGCTATCCCCAAACAACTTCAAATAAAGAATTAGGTTTTAACGACCCAAATGCAAAGTATCCCAAGAGTGACTTTCTAGATGAAAGTGATATTAACAGATTAGCGAAAGGTGGAGCGGATGGAAAGAGTCACACAAGTATTGCAGCCAAAGAAGATAAACGAGACAAGGGTGTTCTCACAGCAGTTACAGACCAGACATGGGATGAACCAGCATCTACATATGCAGCCGTCTACCCATTCAATCATGTGTATGAGACAGAATCTGGCCACTATAAAGAGTTCGATGACACAGAGGGCAAAGAGAGAATATCAGAATACCACAAAGCAGGAACATTCTATGAAATTGATTCAAGCGGGAACAGAGTGTTACGAGTGGTCGGATCAAACTACGAAGTCATTCATGGGTCGGATTTTGTCCATGTTAAAGGGTCTGCTAACTTTACAGTAGATGATACACTAAACATAAAAGCAAAAACAATAAACATGGTCGCAGAGACTATGAATGAATTGTACACACTACACAATGAAACTACCACAACACTTACAGAGACATATACTACAAAAACTGAAACTGCAACAACTGGTACTACAACTTATTCATCAGGCGACATGATTGCAAGTAACATATCTCTAGTAGGACATCAACACAGAGATAACCCTGGGCTTGCTGGTGCAATCACTACAGTGCCAGTTGGTGGATCTGGGTCAGTTACAGATGCAAATGGTAATACTGTTGATCCAATCAGTGCGGCTTTGGCTGAAACTGCTTTGGACTCATTAGACTTGAGTACACAATCAAATGTTACATTACCAACTACTGTAAGTGCATATCCAGATACACTTGCTAAATTGGATGCGACAGATATAATAACACAATCAATGATGGCGAATGATGCTGTTGGTAAAGATGAGTTGAAAACTCTATCCACACTATTAGTTAAGAATAGTTCTGGCACAACATTAAAAACAGTACATGGTGCTGGTGATTAGTATAAATAATAATAAAGGATGTTAGATGGCCCAATACGATGCACAACTCAAAAACGATGAGAGAAGTACAAGACAATATTCTGATTTAGATTTATTCTTTTCCAGAAGAACATCCGACAGCGATATAAATAAACTTACAGATGTACAAGCAGTAAAACGAAGTGTTCGTAATTTATGTCAATTAGATTATTATGAAAAACCATTTCATCCAGAGATCGCCTCTGGTATTAGGGGAATGTTATTTGAGTTAATGACACCTTTTACTGCTCAAGTTATTGCGAGACAGATTGAGGATGTAATAAACAATTTTGAACCTAGGGCAAAACTTGTAGGAGTATCAGCGATACCAGACTTAGATCGTAACGCCTACGAAGTCAAGGTAGAATTTTATGTTGTTAATACACCAACTGAATTGGTAGAGTTAACAGTATTCTTAGAGAGATTGAGATAATGGCAGATACTAATAATCAAAAATTAAGAGTTACAGAATTAGACTTTGACGAAATAAAAGATAACCTAAAAACCTTTCTAAAAAATCAACAAGAGTTTAAGGACTATGACTTTGAGGGTAGTGGTATGAGTATTCTTTTGGATACACTTGCATACAATACTCACTACATGGGTTTCAATGCAAACATGTTGGCAAATGAAATGTTTCTAGATAGTGCGGCCCTGAGAAGTTCTGTAGTATCACATGCAAAGACTTTAGGATACGAACCTAATTCATGTCGGGCCCCAAAAGCAACTATCGGTGTTGCATTGACGACAACTAATTCTACAGCGACTATGCCTGCTGGTACAAAGTTTACATCTACAGTTGATGGGGTGTCATATCAGTTTGTAACTATAACATCCAGATCGGCTTCAAGTTCTGGTAATACAATTAACTTTGACAACACAGAGATTTACGAAGGAACTTATGTAACTACAAAATACACTGTAGATAATTCAGACACAGAACAAAGATTTATTATTACAGATAATAGAGCAGATACAACAACACTAACAGTGACAGTACAGAACTCATCTTCAGATACCTTTACTACAACATATACTAAAGCAACCGACATATCACAACTTACTATAAACAGTAATGTATATTTTTTACAAGAGGTAGAACAAGGTAGGTTTCAAGTTTACTTTGGAGATGGTGTTGTAAGTAAATCATTGACAGATGGTAACATAGTTATACTACAATATGTGGTAACAAACAAAACTGCAGCCAATGGTGCAAATTCATTTTCATCACCAAGTTCGATTAGTGGTATAACTGATATTGGAATTACTTTGGTGGCAGGTGCAGCTGGTGGTGCAGAACCAGAGAGTATCGACTCGATAAAAATAAATGCACCATTGGACTTTGCGGCTCAAGGTAGATGTGTAACAAGAAATGATTACTCAGTATTTACTAAAAAACTTTTTCCAAACACACAGGCAGTTTCGGTGTGGGGTGGAGAAGATGGAAGTTTTGATTCATCTTTAGGTGTTACATCAACACCATCCTACGGAAAAGTTTTTGTATCAATCAAATCTAACACTGGACAAAATTTAACTTCAGAACAAAAAACATCTTTGGTTAAATCTTTTGGCCCATTTACAGTTGCTTCAATTACACCAGTGATTGTTGATCCAGAAACAACTTTCTTAATTCTGGGTACAACATTTATGTTTGATTCTACTAAGACAGTTTTAGTTGGCCCAGACTTAGAAGCGGCTGTTATAACTGCGATTACAAATTACAACGACACATCTTTGAAAAACTTTAATAGTCCTTTTAGACATTCTGTAGTTACTGGACTTATAGATGATGTTGATCCTGCTATCTTAAATAATACCACAACTGTTACTATGGCAAAATTCTTTACACCTACTATATCATCAAATGTTTCTTATACAATAAGTTTTAACAATCCACTTTTTAATCCTCATTCTGGTCATAACGCTGATAATGGTGGTATCGTTGCATCCACTGGATTCAAAGTGGATGGTAGAACAGAGGAAATGTTTTTCGATGACGATGGTAAAGGTAATCTAAGAATGTATTACTTACAAGGTTCTGCAAGAACATATTATGCCACACAGGCAGGAACAGTAAATTATTCTACTGGAGTGGTATCTACAAATGCATACAAGTTTACTAGTGTATCAGATGTAGATGGTGCTACATCAACTAAGGTAAGAATGACAGTGATACCAAACTCTAATGATGTCGTACCAGTAAGAAATCAACTACTGGAAATAGATTTAGTTAATTCATCATTTACTTCAAGTATTGATGCTACTGCCACAACTGGTGTTGGATATACAGTAGACTCAACTGGTGGTTCTTCACAAACAACCACTACTTCAGTTTCAACGACTCCATCTTCTCCAGCATCTTCAGGCTCAACGAGTGCATATTAGGGAGTAGTCTATGTCAGAAAAATCTTCCAAGTTTCTCGGCAAGATATCTCCACTAATAGAAGGACAACTTCCAGACTTTATTAGAGATGAGAACCCACTCTTTGTAAAATTCGTAAAGGATTATTATAAGTTTCTTGAAGCAGGTAAGATGGAACTTACTGCAACAAATGATTATATCAAATATGAAACTGAAACTGTATCCTATGTTTTAAGTGATGAGGGTGACAGAATACTTGCAGAACAAGGTTCTGGAACTGTTGGTAATTATATCAATGGTGAAACAATTACTGGTTCAATATCAAATGCAACAGCAGAAGTATTAGTTGAGGATGTTCGTAATGGAGTAATCTATATTACATCAAATCAAAAGTTTGAAACTAACGAAACCATAACTGGGGCAACCTCTGGTGCAACTGCCAAACTAACAAGATATCGTGCAAACCCAGTTCAAAATATTCAACAACTTTTAGACTATGCTGATGTAGATAATACAATCTTTGATTTCTTAAATAAATTTAGAGACTCCTTCATGGAGGCGATACCTAATACTCTTGCAACTGGAACATCAAAAAGAAATCTAGTAAAATCTATCAGAGACTTATACTCTGCAAAAGGAACTTCAGAAGGTCACAAACTCTTCATGAGATTGTTACTTGGTGAAACTGCTTCTATCTTTTATCCAAACCAATATATGTTAAAAGTCTCAAATGGTGACTGGCGTCAAAAGACTACTATGAGAGTTGAGACAATTGGTTCTGCTGCTGACGAGATAGTAAATCAAGTTATCACTGGACAGACTTCTCTTGCAACTGCGATTGTTGTAGACACCATTACATTCCTACAAGGTTCTACCTCTGTCACGGAGTTGGAGATTGATACAGTAGTAGGAAGTTTCCAAGAGGGTGAGATTATTACTGGTGTGTCTACAGTAACAGATGTTAATGCTAACTTTAGATTAAAATCAATTGTCGCACAATCTGACCTTGTAACTAAGGGTGCATTGTATACTAACAATGAACTTATAGAAGTTGAAAATTTAGGTAATGGATTTGCAGATGTTAGAATAGATGGAATTGAAACTGGTGGTATCACTGATATTGATATAGATGCCGTTGGTGTAAATTATCAAGTTGGGGATAGAGTAACATTTACTGCGAATGCTGTAGATACAGATGTTTCAGATGCAACTGGTTTTGTAAGTGTAACTGGTGGTGGTATTCAATTAGAGGATTCTAGTGATATAATTATTCTTGAGTCCGATACAAATATTACTGCTGAAAATTTTGACATACAATTAGAGAGTAGACCAGAAGATAGGTTTATCGGAGATGGTACAACAACTGCATTTACTTTAGTGAATGTTCCAAGTTCAGATACAATCACAGTTGAGGTAGATAATGTTGTTACAACTGCTTATACACAATCTGGTTCTACAATTACATTTACAACTGCACCATCAAGTCTTGCAACAATTTTTATAAAAGGTAATCCACAAGATTATCTACTATTAGATAGAACGGATAGTGGTGGTTCTGATGCTGGTTACAGATTACAAACTAACCAACAAATAGAAGTTACGGACACTTATGGAACTGCAACAGATCAAATAGTTCTTGAGGACGCTTCTTTAGGTGCAGAGTTTGGACAAGTCAAAAAGATATTTATAGAAAACAAAGGTGTTGGTTATACTAGACTACCCACGATCACTGTTACTTCAACCTTTGGTTCTGGAGTAGACTTAACAGCAATATCTTCAGAGATAGGTAGAGCCCAAGCATTTAAAATAGAAGATTCTGGATTTGATTATTCAGTTTCAAATTCACCAGTAATTTTTCCAAGGGCACATTTTATTTTAAAAGATATATCTGGAACATTTGCTGATGGTAATACTCTTACTTCAGACGGACATATTGGAACTGTTAAAGCATTTGACAGTGGAACTAAACTACTTACAACAACATTTGAAAATATAGAAAGAATTAGTCACGAACAAAAAGGTGTCACATTCCAAGACAGTATTGAGTTAGAGGGAAATACTGGTGATAATCTTACTTCACAATTTATCTTAGAAGATGAACAAGATTTTGATGGTGGTGGAAATATTCTTCTAAATGGCACGAGTGTGTTTACACCTGACCCCCAAACATTTGTGTTAAAAGTTAAAATATACTCAGAAATCGTAGATGGTATCTCATACAATCGTTTCATGATAAATGAATCAAAGAAGCCAGAACTTGCATTATATGAAGGTAATACATATTATTTTGATTTATCAGATTCATCTTTGTATACAGATAATACTTCTGCAAATGCTCATCAATTAAGATTTTCTACTACACCAGACGGAACTCATGGTGGAGGAGTTGCATTTACATCTGGCGTAACTGAATCAGTTATTACACTCATACCTATTGGAACTGCTGGTTCTTTTGTCCAGATAGTCGTGCCATCTGGTACAAATACATTATATTATTATTGTGTAAATCATGCTGGTATGGGTAACAAAATAATAACCCCATCAATTCAATCTACAATTATAGATGAGGGTGGTAAAATATTATCAGATGGTTTTAGTAAACATGAGTTTAATATTCTACTGGAAGATTCTATCAATCATACTGGTTTCGGAATATTAGAGTTTGAAGAAGATCCTGGCTTTATCAGAGGACTTTTAGATTTAGAAGAAAGAGAAGGTAAAATTCTCTTAGAAACTTCTAGTGAGATAAGTGGTGGTGGTATAGAACTTGAGGATGCTGTTGGTAAAGTAAAGGCTGGTTTCCAGTATGATGTTGGTGGTGTCCAGTTAGAAGAATCTATCAGTAACTTTGTTCAAGGTGCTGGTGAAGAGATTGTATTAGACAGATACAGAGAACAAAGAACAAACATTTTTCTTATCCAAGAAGATGGTAGTAAATTACACACGGAAGAATTTGGTTTCAATCTTGTATTAGAGGATAATGACCAGTTCTTGTTAGATGATGAGACTGCTGACTTTATTGTATTAGATGGAACAAATAGTTCTTCTCTTAACGCTGGTGAAAAACTGATTACGGAAAGTGGTATTGACTTCTCAAATAAAGATGTTACAATCACAGACTCCAGTGGTGCAACTGGAACAATTATATTTACTGATATCGCAAGTGGTACAACCACAGTGAGTACCACATCTGTTGGTGTGGGTAACTATGTCACTATTGATAACCTAATAGGTGAGGACTTGATTCGTATTCAAGATTCTTTCTACTATCAAGATTTTTCATATGAGGTACAAGTCGGACAATCTACTGCGACTTATATTAACGAACTAAAAAGAGCAGTTCATCCTGCTGGTTTTGCACCATTTGGTAAAGTGAGTATCGCTTCATTTGTTTCTGCACAAGTGGGTGTTACTGCTGCTGGTGTCCAAGGATTTGACGGAGATGATACATTTACACCAGAACTGGGTACTGTTCTGGAGACACTATTTGACCAAGTGGTTAGTAGAAGATTACAGGCAAGTAATATTGCAATAGGAAATGAAGATGACCAAATATTACTAGAGAATGGTATTAAGATAGATGAAACACTTGTCCTAGATGGTTCGGCTGCAACTGTAGTAAGTGGTATGCCTGCTGATATATCCATCTTATTAGAAGATAGTCTACAACCAACTAATTATAGTTATGCTGTTTCTCATGTAGTTCTAGAAACTGATTTCCAAATATTACATGAAACTGGTCGTATAACAGATGAGTTTGACAGTATTATTATGGAAGATAATTCTACAATCCTACTGGAGAAAGGAAGTCTTACTGGTGGAAATGCATTACTATATGAAGGTAATCAGTTTGTTGCAAACGAAGCCGCTGGTGGTAGAGTCATGTCAGAGAGTTCAGCCGCAAGTGGAAAAGACAATGAGGTTGCACTAAGTCAAGAAGTAACAATTACTAGATCAACAAAGTCTATTAACCACGCTTCTAAAAACTTACTAACATATCTTTACGACCATCCATTTGCTGTAGAAGAATCATATGGTGGAATACAGATGGAGAACTTCTTACTATTGGCTATGGAAGATGGAACAGACACAGATGGTGACAGAGACTCAAGATTTGACAATATACTTTTAGAAACTGGTGCTTCTATAGTTATAGAGAGTGGAGTACAATCTATTCGTCATGATGTAATAAGACTAGACGGAGAACCACCTATCCCTGCTGTTGCATTTCTAGTAACAGAGGATGGAGAAAATATAGTCTTTGAAGAAGAAACACCAAACATAGGGTCAGGAAGAACATTACTTGAATCTTCAATCTTTACTTTTGGTGCTGGACAAGTCATAAATAGAAACGAAAAACTATTGTTATCAGATACTACAAACGACCAGACTATTCAACTTTCAGAAATCGGTGACATACAGATTACGGAGATTGCAAGAAAAGGTAGAATACTACAAGATGGTTTTGAATTTACTGGACAAAATCTATCACAAGAAGTAAGTGGTATCGCATTAGAAGAAGATGGATTTATATTATTAGATGCTTCTAGAAAAGAAGGTCAGGGAATAAACACTACAGTATTTGATGCTGGTTCCTCTATTCTACTGGAGAACATAACTGGTAAACAAGAAAAGATTATCTTAGAAGAAGCTGGTGTAATAGTAGAAGAGGACTTCTCAACTCAATCTAACATAGACTTGATACAATTAGAAGATTCATTAGACGATGGTATTAACACACCGCCTGCGATACTTTTAGAAAACGAGTATCTAAGGTCACTTGCAGATATTATTGTTCAAGAAGATGGAACAACTGCAACTGGTGGTAATATAGTTCTTGATGGAACAGACGCTTCCAGTTCAGATGCTGGAGATAGAATAGTTCAAGAACAAGATACTGCTGATGAGGGTGCAGATAGAATAAACCACATCGTATTAGAGTCATCTAACTATATTCCAAACCAAGGAGTTAAACCTTTTGAAAACTTTACTATGTCTGGTAATATAAATACTAATAAGAGAAACATTCCGATAGTTCAGCCTGCAATAATAACGACTAAGGCTGGATAATAGGAAGGAATTGTGTTATAAATAAAACAAAGGATTAAAAAATGTCGGCAATAATCACAGAAAAATTTAGACAGCACAATGCTAATCAGTTTCATGAATCATTTACTGAAGCATCTGCATCTGTCTACTACTTATTCATAGGTAAAGCAACATCCTTTACATCTGGAACTACTGGGGGAAATGATACAGTTCCACCAACACCAGCAGACGATGTAAGTTCAGAGTTCTATAGATGGGATTCGATGATTGCAGCTAAAAAGATTTCATCTAGTGATATCTCTTTTGCATTACCAAGAGTTAACTGGGTGAACGGAACTGTTTACTCAATGTATAAAGATAATATATCTTCATCCAACCTATCATCAAATGGTGCATCTAATCTATTTGACTCCAACTTCTACTTTATCACCTCTGCATTTAGAGTGTATAAAGTTCTAGATAATAATAGTGGGGCTGCATACTCTGGTTCTGAACCGACATCAGAATCAACATCACCCTTTGCCTTAGGTGGATATGTCCTTAAATATATGTACACAATTTCTGCTTCTGATGCTACTAAGTTTCTCACCACAGATTATATGCCTGTCTCTACAGACTCAACTGTAAGTGCGGCCGCAACGGATGGTAAGATAGAGGGTCTTGTTGTCACTGGTGGTAGTGGTTATACAGACGGAACTTATTACGCTGCTGTTTATGGAGATGGTACTGGTGCTGGAACAAGTTCTGGTGCGATTGTCTCAATTAAAGTTAGTGGCGGTGCAATCCAAGGATTTGGTTTATCCTCTGGAACAGATACAATTTTACATAGTGGTGGTGCTGGATATACATTTGGAACTGTTAATCTAGGTTCTGCATATATCTTTTCAGATGCGGCTCTAACAAGTTCTTCAACACTTGGTAGTGGAACTGGTGGTTCAATTACTATAATTATCTCACCTAAAGGTGGACATGGTAGTAATGCTGTAACTGAATTGGGTGGACACTATGTGATGACAAACACCACATTAACACAAGCAGAGAATGATGATATTACAACTGCAAACGATTTTAGAGAAGTAGGATTGGTTGTAGATCCAACTACATACGGAACATCTACAGTTGCTTCTGCCTCAACTGGAAGAATGACATACATTGTAAAAATGTCTACATCGTCTGGAACTTTCGATGTGGATGAAACAATAACACAAGCAACTACTGGTGCTGTAGGTAGAGTTGTAGAATGGGATAGTTCAAGAAGTCTACTTTATTATCAACAAGAAAGATTTGGTTCTTATGGTACAAACTCAACCACTGGTGCTTACGCTGCTTTTTCTGGAACACAAACTATAACTGGTGGAACTTCTGGCGCAACTGGAACACCATCAAATACAACTGAAACTGTAACACTTGCAAACTCAAATACTGTAACACTAACAACTGGGTATGCGAATCCAGAGTTACAGCCTGATAGTGGTAACATTGTTTATCTAGAAAATAGAAAACCTATTCAAAGGGCAAGTGACCAAACAGAAGATATAAAAATTATTATTGAATTTTAAAGGATTAGTAAATGGCACAACTTACCGACCTAAATGTCTCACCTTACTACGATGACTTTAGTAAAGACAAAGATTTTCATAGAGTATTATTTCGCCCAGGCTTCGCTGTTCAGGCAAGAGAGTTAACCACTCTACAATCTATATTACAAAATCAAATTGAACAACATGGTAATCATATGTTCAAAGAGGGAACAGTTGTCATCCCCGGCCAACTTTCCACAATGGATCGGTTTCAAACTCTAAGACTTGCTGGTACATTTGCTAACGAGACAGTTAATCCCTCATCATTCTATAACGAGACAAATGCTGTAACGATAACTGGACAAACCTCTGGTGTTACTGCAAAGGTTGTAGGATTTCAGGCTGCAACTACAACTGAACAACCATTACTTTTTGTCCAATATGTAAATACTGGAACAGATGGTTCTACTGAAAGATTTACAAACGGAGAAAATATTACTGCAAATGCAGCCATAACTCATACAACAACATATGCAGCCAATAATGCTTCTGCAACAACATTCACACCGATTGACAACACACAAGCTGCTCAAGATGGATATGCCGTACAATTAGAAGAAGGTGTGTATTATGTCAGAGGACAGTTTGTAAGATGTGCAAAACAAAGATTGGTGTTATCAACAAATACTACAAGGGTAACAGCGAGGGTTGGTTTTACAATCACAGAAACTTTAACAACTCCAGAGACAGATACTAGTTTGACAGACAATGCAACTGGTTCATCTAACTTTGCTGCTAAAGGTGCTCATAGATTAAAAATTACCTTAACACTTTCTCAAAAGTCTACAACTGCAACTGATGATTCAGACTTTATAGAATTGATGAGAATTGAAAATGGTAATGAGGTTGGTAAGGCAAGAGTGACAGAATATGATGTACTAGGAGACACACTTGCAAGAAGAACTTTTGATGAGAGTGGTTCTTATACAGTTAGACCTTTTACATTTGATTTAAGAGAGAGTATTGATCAAACTTCTAAACAACAAAATTACCAAGGTGTATTTCAAGGAAAGACTACTACAGATGATGGTGCAACCCCTTCAGATAGTCTTTTAAGTTTAGTAGCATCGCCAGGCAAGGCATATGTTAAAGGTTATGAACTAGAAAAGATAGCGCCTACTTTCAAAGACTTAACAAAAGCAAGAGATTTTAACACAGTCAATACTGGTGTTATTAACCATGAGATTGGAAACTTTGTTAGAATAGACACACTTTTTGGTATACCAGATATCACATTTATTTCTGGTGAAACTACTGCATATAAAACTATCGGTTTGTTTGATGATAGGATTGTTACAAATGGTGCCTCATCTGGAAATCAAGTTGGTGTTGCTCGTGCCAGATCTATAGAATATAGAACTGGTGTGGTAGGAACTGCTGCTGCCGTTTATGATTTATATTTGTGGGATGTGAGACCTTTTACAAAGTTAACACTTAGTGGCACACCAAGTCCAACACTAACATCTAATCATTCTAATGGTGGTGTTCAAGTTGTCGGCGTAACATCTGGTGCAACTGGATTTGTATTCGGTGCTCAAACATCAGGCTCCACTGTCACACTAACAAATGTTGTTGGTTCTTTTACAACTGGTGAAAAGATTACTGCTTCAGACTCTTCAGAGACAGATAAGATTGTAGAAAATAGTGGTAACACAGACTTGACTATTTCAGAAATAGTAACACATACATTTTCAGATACAAGATCATTATTCATGGACGATGCAGATGCTGGACAAGACTTCACTGCAAACGCTGTTCTAACACCAACAACTATTCAAACTGGTCAAATTGTAATGGATGGTTCGGATGCTAATGGTGCAGATTCAAACGATAATATTGTTCTTGAAGAAGATAACTCTACAACAATCGCACTAGAAGTAGAGAAGGTTGCAACACTAGAAAATACAGAAAAGAACATCTCTCTATTTAAATTACCCAAAAGAGTTGTTAAGACATTATTGACTGCATCTAATAATGGTGCGACTGATACTAGTCTAACAATTCGTAGACAGTTTGTAGGTACTGCATCCTCTTCTGGCGCTGTATCATTTACTGCTGGTTCTAATGAAACCTTTGCCTCTTTCGCAGAAAAAGATTACACTCTTACAATTTTGACTGCTGGTTCTGGAACTGGGGTTCAAGGACAGATCGTAAGTGTTGATTCAAAAATCTCTGGAACTGGAACTGCTTCTATTACAATTACAGATAATACTATTTTAGGTAATGGTGCAAAGGTAAAACTTAGTGCAACAATATTTAAATCAAATGTGAACCAAAGAATTAAAACTACTAACTTGATGAAACAAGTCAAAGTTACTACTGGTGTTAATGATGCATATGGAACAAGGCCTGGTGACAGAGACATATCTCTTGGTCGTGCAGATGCATTTAAGTTAGTTGCTGTATTTGACTCAGAATCAACCTCTACAGATGCGGCTGCACCACAGATGACAATTACTGGAACAGTTGGAAACTTTACTAGAGGGGAAATTATCACTGGTGGAACTAGTGGTGCAAAAGCAAGAATTATTACAGTATCATCACCTATGGAATATGTTTTAACAGATGGTGTGGGTGCAACAGATTTTAATACTGGTGAAGTCATCACTGGTTCAAGTAGTGCCGCAACTGCAACTGTAGGAACTATTACCGCTGGTTCAAAAATTATTACCAGTAACTATGTTCTTGATACTGGACAAAGAGATAACTTCTATGACATCTCAAGAATTATTAGAAAGGTAGGTGTTTCTCCACCAAGAGGTAGACTACTTATCGTATTTGATTTCTTTGGACATGGTGCCGGTGAGTTCTTCTCAGTTGACTCATATACAGATGCTGCTGGACAAATGGGTTATGGTAATATTCCATCTTATACTGCGACAAGAGTTGACCCAGATGAACCAGAACCAACTGGCTTATTTCCACTAACAGATTCCATTGACTTTAGACCTACTGTAGAAAATATTGCTGGTGCAAGTGAGACACTTGCGAGTGTGGATGAAATCACTGGTAAGTCTTTTGATTTCTTTCATAGACAGTATGACGGAACTGGTGCTTCACCAATTGACACACCAAAACCAAATAGTAATGTAACTGCCGATTTTGAATTTTATCTTGGTAGAATGGCTCTACTATTCTTAGATGACCAAGGAGAGTTTAGAGTTGTAAATGGTGTATCTGCTGAAAGACCTTTAGAACCAAAACCTCTAGAGAACGCTCTAAAGCTTGCAACAATTACTCTTAATCCTTTTACATTTACACCAAATGATGCTGTAATTGTAAGACACAAGACACAAAGATTTACCATGGCAGATATCGGTAGATTGAAAAAGAGATTAGAAACTGTTGAATATTATACTGCACTATCTCTTTTAGAAAGAGATGCAGAGTCTTTTGAAGTGACAGATCAAAATGGATTAAATAGATTTAAGTCTGGATTTATCGTAGATAACTTTGGTGGACATAGAGTTGGAGATGCAAAAGCAAAAGATTATAAAATTGCTGTAGACCAAATAGAAAACGAATTGAGACCTAAATGTGTTATGAGAAATGCAAAACTAAGTGAATCAGTTTCTACAGATGCAGAAAGAACTGCGGCCGGTTATAAGAAAACTGGTGACTTAATTACACTTCCATATACAGATAAAGAATTTGCAAAACAACCATATGCGACACTAGTCGAAAATGTTCAACCACATTTAGTATATCAATGGGTTGGACAAGTAAGTTTGACACCATCTGGAGATGAATGGTTTGAGACAGAACTTGCTCCACCATTAACTGTTAATGTTGAGGGTAACTATGATACTATTCTTGCTCAAGTAGGTAACGCCATGGGAACTATTTGGAACTCTTGGGAAACTCAGTGGAGTGGGGTTGTTGCAACTAGAACAGATAGATTTAGAGATAATCAATTTGATGTTACTAGAACTATTCAAACTACTAGAACTGACCTAAGAAGAACTGGACTAAGAACAGATGTCGTAGAACAGATTGATGAAGAGTCACAAGGAACTAGGGTTATATCAAGGGCGATGATACCTTGGTTAAGAGCAAATACAATTACATTTAGTGGTAAGGCCTTCAAACCTAAAACTAGAATATATCCATTCTTTGATGGTGTTGATGTAAGTGCATTTATCACACCAGCATCTACAAACTTTACTACAGATGCGACACCTACTAAAGCATCACCTCTAATTACAGATGGTGTTGGTGCAATAGAAGGAACATTTGAAATACCAGAGTCTAGATTTGCTGGACAAGGTGCTAATCCTAGATTTAAAACTGGTGAGTT